TCGTCGGCAGCGTCAGATGTGTATAAGAGACAGCCTTGATGGTGCAACTCATGCGGTAATGGAGTCATATATTGGCTCTGCAACCAAATCAAAGCAAAAGAAAGGAAGACTCGATAGATTAGCTACAGATGAACACGCTGATATGTGGATCATAAGAGTTCCCGGAACTCAAAGTGATATGTGGTTTAAGAAAATGGTAAAAAAATTTGATTTGAGTGAGGCAGTTTATTTAAACAGCGATTTTATATTAAACAATGGTTTCGATTATAGAAAGTCTGAACTTAAAACAAAAGTCGCTACCTCTAACGCTTGAATTAATGATTGATCTCATTGATTTGGAATACTCGGCTGATGATATTCCCACCATAGCAAGGCTATGTGAGGTCATCAATGAGGTCTTTGATGTGGAGTTTACTGAGGATGAAATACTCTTCAGTGAACTCTCATCTTTAGAGGAAGAGGACATGCGACTACAATATAAACATCTTAATATTGTAATGCCATGATAGATGATAGGTATTTAAACATACGTATGGAAGAGATGAGAATTGACTTTTACGGTTTTATTATTCTTATACTCGTGTACGAAGAAAAGTCTGAATTTCTAAAAATGGCTCACATGAGTGATTTTATGGGATTTACAGCTCGTGTTAAAACACTAGAACAATATGGACTTGTAAAGTGGATTAGTGAAAATCCTGAAGATATTGTTATGCGTAAGGTAGGAGAAGAATTATTTAAGAAATATGTTGGATCAAAGAAAGAAATTACAACAGCATTTGAAGTTAAGAAATGGATAGAATTATGGAGAGAGATATTCCCGTTAGGAGTTAATGCAGGAGGTTATAGATATAGAGGAGACAAAGCTGAAGTTCTCAAAAAAATGGTTAAATTTGTCAACTCAAATGATTATTCAATAGATCAGATATTCAAAGCTACAAAAGACTACGTAGAAAGATTTTCCCAAAAAGGTTATACTTATATGCAGCAAGCACACTATTTCATTAACAAACAAGGTGTTGGTTCAACTCTCGCCTCTGAATGTGAGGGATTAGTTGATGACAAACCTAATGAAAAGGAGGGAAATTATGGTGGAAAAGTCATCTAGAATATTACCGTTTATTACTGTTGAAGAAGCAGCACGTAAGGAATTACGTTATATCAAAGGGAGGAAAGACAATAAGATCAAATCCCTTAAAACACCATGGAAAAAGTTCAACAGAGCTGGTATTGACGGTATTGAATGGGGAAGTATTGTTACCATTGCAGGTATGAGTGGTTCAGGAAAGACTGCTATACTTAATGAGATGGAAAGTGGATTATTTGAAATCAATCCAAAAGAAAATTTCGCTGTACTATCATTGAACTTCGAAATGATAGCACGTAGGTTAGTGGGAAGAAAAATATCGAAGCACCTAAGAATGACAACAAAGCAGATTTATAACGCAGATGTAGATCAACCAGATAAAAATATTAATGACAGGACTTATCAAAGAGCAGTAGACTATGCACAGAGCATAAAAGACTTGCCTCTTTGGTATGTTGATATTCCCGGAACTATACAGGAGATTAGAAATACTGTAGAATATTTCGCAATGATACCTGAGAATCTTGAAAGAGGAATACTTGTCACACTTGATCATTCCATATTAGTGAAGAAATTCGGATTGCAAGATCAATTACAGACCTTATACGAACTTGCTGGTATGTTTAATGAATTAAAGAAAACTATCAAATCATCATACGTAATTGTGAGTCAGTTAAATAGAGGTATTGAATCTGTAGAGAGAAAACAGAACAAAGCTCTACACTATCCACAAAAGAGTGATGTATTCGGTGCAGATGCACTGTATCAATATTCGGACATATTCTTAATTGCACATCGTCCGGAGATGTTACACCTTAGAAGTTATGGTCCGGGAACTACTGAATATCCCGATGGATTACCTGTCAAGGATTTGATATACTTTCATTTTATCAAAACAAGAGAAGAAGGACCGTTTATTGCTAAGATGGGTAACAATTTGAAGTATAATCAGGTTCTCGATTTAGAAACCTGATATGTCTAACGAAAATAACCGCTATGAAATGGAGAAAAATATTCTTACTAATCATTGTCTGGTTTTTACTTCCGTTTATTATAGACATATTATTGATAGAGATTAAGATATTTCAACTACATACAGTATTATATAAGCTAATTATAGCTTTAGTAATAATTGTATCAGGAAATATCTTAGTATGGAACTCTTTAAACAAAACATTGAAAAGATCAGATCGTAAATACCAAATGAGGAAGAAGTTGGAGAAACACATGACATTGAATTAGAAGTTATTTACTGATTTCTAGTTTAATATCTAAATGAGTATGAGTGAAATTATTGCTATTGTAGGACAAACTGGTACTGGTAAGAGTACTTCTATGGAAACTCTCGAACCAAAGGATACATTTATCATAGGTATTATTGATAAACCACTTCCTTTTAGAGGGTGGAAACAGAATTATACACCTCTTACCCAACAAGGAGGAAATTTTCTTATAAGTCACGATGCAGCCAGAATCGTAAAAGCACTAAAATATGTCAGTGAGAAAAGACCTGAGATCAAGCAAGTCATCATAGATGATTTTCAGTATATCATGTCTACAGAATTTATGAATAGAGCGAATGAGCAAGGATGGCAGAAGTTTACTGATATTGCTAAGCATGTATGGGATGTTATAAATGCTGCAAAGAGTCTCAGAGAAGACCTTAAAGTATTTATTATGAGTCATGATGAAATTATTTCAGATAATTTTCAACCGAAACGTAAAATTAAGACAATAGGCAAATTACTCGATGATAAAGTAACATTAGAAGGATTATTTACGATTGTATTGTTTACTGAAGTACAGAAAAATAAAGAAGATAATAAGTTAGATTATACTTTTATTACTCAAAATGATGGAACAACTACTGCGAAATCTCCGAAAGGGATGTTCGACAACCTTAATATTCCAAATAACTTAGCTGAAATAGTTAAGGTCATTGATGGATATTATGAGGGTAATTAACATGTTTACTAACATATAAATCTTAAAAAACATGGGATTTGATGCAAATAAATCAGACGAAAAAGTTTTCAAAGAAATAAAACTATATACAGGTCTTCATAACATGAAGATCATAGCTATAAATCCAACCAAGAAAGGCTTGGAAAAAATTGGCTATAAACCTCAAAATGATCCTGTTTATGCTACTGTTGAAGAACAAGTGAAGAAGTTAAGACTTGATTTTCATCTCGTTGGAGAAGCTCCGGACGAAGAAAGAATCTTAACCAAAGCAGTATTCTTCATTGAGAATCAACATAGGGTGAACAGAGATGGAACCAAATCTGAATGGATTAACGATTTTGGTCGTACTGCATGGAGTGAAACAGGCAAGCCTGAAGAAAAACCTACAAATTATACGTGGTTTAAACATGAGACTGCCCGTCAAGCTTATGTGGGTGAGGCTGACCTCCATTTATTTTTGATAAATTGGTTGAATATCGGACCTGATGATGAAGCAAAATTAGATAACTTTGATGCTCTTTTTGAAGAAGATTATACTGAGTTAAAAGGTTATCTTAAAGCTAATGTTGATAATGAAGTCAGAGTTCTGCTAACCGTAAGAGATGGTAAATATCAGAGTGCTTATAACAAGTATTTTGATCGTGCTTCCAATAAAAGAACAAATTATTGGAGTAAGTACATCGAAAATCAGACTGTCAACGGTTATGGAGTCAAAGAGGATTATCAAAATAGCTTCAAGTTTCAGGAATGGGTTGAACCAGAAATTGTTCCTGATAAAGGAGAGACAGCAGCATCAGAGAAAGCACAGGACGATCCATTTTAGCAACATAATGTAATATGGCATTTACATCATCCGATAAAATACTCACAAAAGAGAATGTTCTTAAACATCTTGATAGTTATCAACTGTTTAAAGCATATTGCAAGAACTTCAAAGTTATTGATAGAATGTTCAAAAGTGAGCTTCGAGAGGAAGTTAATGCATCATGTCATATTATCGTATGGAAGGGTGATTTATTATATAAGGATTTTGGTGAAGAGCATGGCTATCGGGTGTTTGATTACATTAGCAAGAAATTCAATATAAACTTTCAAGGTGTACTAGATATAATTAATAGAGATTTTAATCTCGGTCTTGGATCAATAAATTCAAATAGGTTAACAACTTTAAATTTACCTTCGAAATCAAACTTTAAGGTCACTGATTTCGAGAAGAGACCTACCATTATACAAATACATCCTCGAAGATGGACAAAAGCTGATAGAGAATATTGGGGTCAATATGATATTCCTCCAATACTTTTAAAATATCATAGAGTTTACTCTATTGATAGTTATAGGATTGATAGTAATAAGATAGACAATGGATACTATCGTGTCAACCCTTATCAGCTTGCATATTCGATGGATTACTATTGGCATAAAGGTATATTTAGGAGAAAACTATATTTTCCTCAGAATAAAGAAAGGTATCGTTTTATTTCAAATGTAGATAGTACAATCGTTCAAGGTTGGAGTTTATTACCTAAGAATGGTAGTAAAATACTGTTCATAACCAAGAGTTATAAGGACATTTTGACCTTTAATTTACTTGGTTATTGGGCTATAGCTCCCAACAGTGAACACAGTTACATACCAGAACATGTTATGAATAAATTGAAGAAAAGATTCAATAATATATATGTCTGGTTTGATAATGATGAAGGTGGAATTGAAGGTGGTAAACGCTTTGCTAAGACATTCGATTTGCTATTCACCTGTAATCCTTTAAATGAACCAAAAGACCCTTCTGATTATGTAAAAGCATATAGTCTGAAACAATTTGATGTACTTGTGACGAAATTTCTACAAAATGAAGGAAATAAAAATAATAATTCCAGACTTTGAATATAGATATGTCGTAGCAAAGAAATCAAGAAAATCCGGAAGACCGAGATATTGGACTATTAACGGTCAAGGGTTGTATAGTGCAACATTACATTACAGACTAAGATCAAAATTAACTGATTATTTCCACAGATATTTATCAAAGCATATTAAGAATCAAATTTCTAAAAAAGATATTCAAGAGCTTAACAGCCTAGTCTTTCCTGACTCAGAGTACAAACTATCCATTTCACTTGATATTTATGAAATACGTAGAGGCAAAATGCCTGACGTGAGTAATCTATGGTTGTGGATCAAATGGTTTGAGGATGCTCTACAAGAGTCGAATATTATTCCGGATGATAATCCGGATTATGTTATTGAAAGCGGAAGAATACGTTATCACTTCGTTGATAGTATAAATCTCCGCAAACTTATTTTTACTATAAAGATCACAAAAAATTAATAATACAGATCATGAGAGAAGTCGTATTGAAATTAACTACGCAGAAAGATTTGGTTAAACATCAGTCCGATGCGAGAACTTTTGGTGAACTCAAAAAGGAATTAGTAAACATCAAATGGAGTGGTATGAGAGTTGTTGAACGCTCTAATAAGACTACTTTGCAAATGGATGATGCTGTACTTCCACAAGGAGATTTCATCTTATTTCTTGTTCCTGAGAAAGTTAAATCAGGAAGTAAATCAGAAGGAGGTTTAGCTAAGTTAAGTAAACCCATTGATGAATGTTCCTACAATGAATGTAGGAGTCACATGTCTTGGTTGAATCGAAACAAAAATGCTAAATTGAATCTATCAGGTGGTACTGATGATCTCAGAAAGAGACTAAAAAAGTATCACAAAAATATGGATAAAGCTAGAGCAGGAGCTAAGGAAGCTATAAAGGAAACTGTTGGAAAAGCAGTTGCTAAGAAAGCTGCTCCTGCTGAGAAGGATGTTGTAGCCAAGATGGTTGGAAGAATTGCTGAGAAAGCTAACAAAGGTATTGGTACAAGTGATAATGTCAAAGATATTATCAGAAGTTCCAAAGATGTAATTATTAGTGCCATTGATGAAATTCTTGAAACCATTGATATTACTGCTACTGTCTCATCGGGAACTGTCAAAGAATCTATTTCCACTGGTGTATTAGGTACAGGTGGACCTCTTGTATATAGTGTTGATGGATTGGAAAAAGAGGTTAAAAAGATCAGAAATGCTCTTAAAAACTTGAATCCAAAATACAGTAAAATTGATTGATTGATTGTTGTGTCATGTTTATGAAGAAGGGTGTAGGAGAGATTCTATGCCTTTCTTTTTAAAAATCAAATGCTATGAGTACAGAAAATAATGATACTGGTCTTGAAGAATTAACACCTGAAGAAATAGAATCACTTGGAGATGTTGAAGAAGATAACTTTACAGAAGGAGAACTTGATGTAATAGCAAGCCTTTCAACTTCTACAACCTTTACAGTGACTACAAATAGTACATCTCCTTCAGGAGTAACTTGGTTGCCTATAAGAATTGTTGGTGAAACTGATAGTACTTTTGGTGTTGATCCTATTGAACAAAAAGAAGAAGTAATAGAAATTGATGAGAAAGATAAAGAAGAAGCTGTAGCTGATACTGAAGTTAAACCTGAATATGAATACACTCATAAAGATGTAGTAAAAAAGCATCGAAGAGAAGAAATTAAACAAGATCGTACTGTAGGTCAAATGATGATTACAAAAGATGATTTGATTATTGAAATGAGGAGTGAGAAAAACATATATCACATGGATATTGAAGGAGAACATCTTGTAGAGGATTTAAACATGCCTTATGAAGCGAAAAACTTCTCCTATGGAGATAGGGGTAAGATTATTATAAAAAATTCACTTCTATTTGATAAGGATATGAATTATCTGATAATAGATAATTTCGCAAAAGCTCATAAATTCCGAACTATAAGAGGTAAGCGAAGAATTTCCGGAGATCAATACCAATTTGCAGGCAATAACCCCAAAGCTGAAGGTTTATGTTTTGTGATCATTAATAAAAAATTATTTGTTGAATCAAGAGGAAAAACATGGAAGATAAGACATAAACAAAATTTAGGGTATCCTGAAATTATGGAAATGAGAAGAGAATATATACAAAGTTTTCATACGATTGATATTGCTAGGAAACATCTAACATCTTCTATTGAAAAGATTCATCCAAAGGAGGAATATGATCTTTTATTTGATGTGAAATATGCAAATAGATATGGAAATAAAGGAAGTGAATATGCTATTTGTTTATTACAAAAGAATGTTACTATTAAAAATTCTATTGAACTGGAACATTATATTGGTGATATAATGGTCATGAGTTTAGGATTTATACATAATACTTCAGATAAACGTGAACGTAATATTCCTCATATAGCATTGCATGGAATTTTCTATGGTATGAGATTAACTTTTGATGTAGGAGATGGTAATAAAGGTTATCATCATTCTCATTTACCAAGTAAAATATTAGCATTTGATAAGACTAGAAGAATTTCTCAGATGGGAATCACTTGAAGGTGGTCCTTATTATAGGATGGAAAGTATCAATGCGTATGGATCAAAGATTACTTTGAACAAACCTAGCTATTTTAACTATCATCGAGTAAACAAAAACTATACAGAAGTAATGTTTAATAAGATTAAAGAGAGTAAAAAAGGATTCAAAATATTTTCAGACTGTTTTATTCTTATTGTTCAAAAGAAAGTTTCTGCTTTTAAAATAAATTATGATATGTTTTTTAGGATTTTTATGAGTTTGTTTACTAATAAAGAACTTGAAGATATTGCTACAAATATTACAGGAAAATTATATACCTATAATAGTATCAATAACACTTTTAATAAACTTAATGGTAAAGAAATTATACCTAACAGTATGATGGAAGAAGCTTGTAGAAATGTTTATACGCTTCCACCAATTTATTTAAGTGGAAAGTATCACAGACCAAGAATAACTAATTTTAATGTATCTGATTTACTAAAAAGCATGAAATTCTGTCCTGAACCTAATTTTATGATGAATGTAGCACATTTTATTTTATATCATTTAACTACTAAACTTGAAGAAAATGAGTAAAAAAAAGAAGGAAGAAAAAATTGAATATCCTATTCACGAAATGGAAGAAAAAGGTAAATTAATCATACCACCTTTGATTATAGCACAAACCACTTTTCTTCATTCTCATTGTGGACGTGATGAATGGTCAGGACTACTTTTATACGATGTAATAAAAGGTAATCCCTCTGATCCTAAGAATTTTGAGTTAGAAGCGAAACATATATTCTTAATGGATATTGGAGATGGAGCATCTACTGGTTATGAACCTGATGGAGACCTGTCTCTTATACACATCTCCGAGCCCACGAGACTAGGCATGAGCTCGTATGCCGTCTTCTGCTTGAAAA